ATTTATATATAAGGAAATAATATGTCAGTAATAGCACAAAACAAAGCAAAAAGTTTATTAAATTATATCACAGGAAGTGTGGGTTGGCCAAGTAATACTAATATAGGTATTATTGCAGGATTGGACTACTTCATAGAGAATGGAACAAGTGATATTTATTTCAATGAAATGAATACAGCTTGTGGTATGTATGGTTCATACGCCACTCAATCAGCTTTTATGAATCAAATATCAGATTATGCAAATGAAAAAGGTTGCACAACTGCATATATTTATGGACAAAATGATGTTAGAAAGAAAAACCCATCAACGATTCAACAACCATTGATTAGTGAGAGTTTTGCAAGACACGGAATATCAGTCAATTTTGAATACAACGAAAATACTTCCATAACATATTTTGCAGTAAAAGAAAACACAGACCATTTAGATAAGTTTCATTTATTTATGGCAACACCTTGGTTTAGTGACGATAATTTATTAGAAATGGCTAGTGGTTCATTTAATAAGAATTCATTTAGAACTATATTAGGTTCATCACCAGTTAGTTCAAGTTTAGTTCCTTTATTCAATCCAGCTTCTTTTGGTTCTAATAATTCATATCATCCTGATTACTTAGTTAGAAACCCAGCAGACCACGCAAAAGGGCCAATGGGACAATTTGGAATTGAGTTTCATAAATATAATTCAGGAACAGATGTTTATCAAAATGCAGTTGATAGTGGTTCATTATTGATTGAAAAGTTTATTATTGGTAGTGGTAGTATTGTTAATAATGAGGGTTATGCTCATCAACATAAATTAGAAATCGTTATGACACCAGACAGAAATATCATAGCTCGTGATAAAGACTTTTTCTTTAACAATCACGCACCTAAATATGAGTTGATTGGTGATAGGTGGTATGGTAAAAGTAGTATGATGTTGTCAACCATAAGTGGTAGTTTAGTAAAAATGTTTGATGGTTCGACAAAACAAATTCAAGATGTTCAAGTTGGAGATATAGTTAAATCTTATTTACCAGTTGGTATGCCAGATGAATTCTCAGCACAAGATTGGATGGATTATTCTACCACGAGTTTAGATGGTTCAACTATG